GACTGACTTGTGGACCTACGGGCTCACAAGCGGGGGACCATCGATTTGGCTAAATCCTCAGATTACTACCTGGGGACGTACGTCCGTCGATGTTCGCTATAATTTTGGCGTTTCTAATGCCAACATAGCGTTCCTCAACAGCTTAGGCGTTTTGAATCCGTTTTACACGGTCTGGGTCGCTGTTCCTTTCTCTTTTGTGGTAGATTGGTTTCTACCCGTAGGTGATTGGCTTCAGTCGATCTCATCCACTCTCGGACTACAATTCATTGACGGGTACATAACCCAAAGATCTTGGGGTTATGCAGAGGTTTCATCTTCCGGGGTTAATCTCCCGAATAAGAAGGTGGAATTTGGCAACACTGTTGCCACCGCTGGGCTGTGCAGGATTACCCGCGACGCACTTACCGTGTGGCCGTGGCCTGTACCCTATCTCCGTTTTCCCTTTAGCTCAGACAAACGCATCGCGAATGCGATAGCGCTAATCTCAACCTCAAGAAAGCATAGATAATATGCCTCAACTCCAGAACCTCATCCTCACGGATAGGACCCCGGTGACTCCGGTCAATCTGACCTTCGTCCCCCGCGACATCGACGCCAAAGGCGTGGGTGCCGTCGTCAACTCTTCCGGTACTCCAATCGGAGAGAAGCGGTGTTCGGTTTCGATGACGAAACGGAATTCCCGCTACCACGGTGAAGTCCGGCTTTCTTTGCCGGTCGTGGTGACAGAGACCATCAATGGTGTCGCGTCACCCGTTGTTGTCCGCACAGCGTTCGTTACGCTCACTGCGGTCTTTGACGAGAAGTCCACCGAACAGGAGCGCACAGATGCTATTGGACTGATGTCCTCGGCACTGGGCACTTCGAAGGTGCTCGTCAATGATGCCCTCGTTAAACTCGAGGGTGTTTACTGATGCTAGCCACTGTGGCTGTACTCAGTATTCTGGGTATAGGGACCGCGACTATTGCCGCGACCTTGTACGTCTCTGCCGGATGCTTTTTGGTGTTCGGCGATACGCTGTTCTCCCTTGTGGGGGTGAGCTGCCCAATAGCCTGGTAATTCTGCCAGACTAAAATCAACAACTTCACATAGCGAGGTAATAACCCGTGAAACATCGAAAACGAGAACGTTTCGATACTCCTCTATCGCATTATTCGGCATTCCGTGAGCTCTTTACTGAGCTCTTGGACAAGGACGATTCGTTTAAGGCTTCTTATCTGAAGTCTGAATATGAGTCGAAATTGCTCGATCCGCTAGTTGCGGATTCGCCGGAGAATCGACGCTCGAAAGCCATTGATAAATGGCTGGCGAGTGAGGAACTAAACCGGAAGACTAGCGTTCGGCTCTTACATCACTCCGATGAAGACTTTCTCTTTCTGATCGATGATCACTGGCCCGCTTACATTACGGATGTATTATCCGTAGCAAGGCGGTTCATATCAGAGACATTAGGAGAGACCATTCCTTGGGACGAGCTTTCTGGCTCGTTTAGTGGTGGCGCCTCCACATCGATACGGCGTGGAACCGGAACTATCGCCCGAAAGTACCAAGAGGGTACCGACATTACAGAAGATGCAATCATGCATTTCCTGCGTCTGACAAAATCGGACGTGTGGGCCCCACGAGACTTTAAGCTCGTACAGGGTAACGTAATGTTTACTGTTCCCAAAACTTCCCAAATTGATCGGTGCGCCGCTAAGGAGCCCGATTACAACATGTTTGTGCAAAAGGCGATCGGGGACTATTTCCGCAACCGTCTTAAGCGCAAGGGGATCAATCTCAACGACCAGACGCTTAATCAACGTTTGGCCAGGCAGGGTTCGCTATATAACGATTTAGCGACCATTGACCTGTCGTCTGCTTCGGATTCTATATCCACGCAGCTTGTGTTGTTATTGCTACCCGAAGAGTGGTTTAACCTTCTCGACGACGTGCGGAGTAAGATCACCTATATAGATGGTCAACCGCATGTTAACTTTATGTTTTCGTCGATGGGTAATGCATTCACGTTCGAATTGGAGTCCTTGATATTCTGGGCTCTGACGAGGGCGTGCGCATTTCTCACTCATACACGTGGGAAGATCTCTGTCTACGACGAC